CTCCTATGTTGAAATTAAGAGTATTCTTAAAATCAATTAACAATGTATTGAACACTAATTCTGCTAATTTTAGAAAACAAATTGGTGATCCATCCACTTTACTACAACAAGTAAATGAAGATATTAAAGAATATAGTGATTTAGCAAAACAAATCTCTGCTGTAATGCCTTCTATTATTGGTGCAACATTTGAATTAAGACAAATGTTTGGTGTGAGAAAACCACAATCACCAGGCGGGTCAGCTTCTGCTATATCAGAAGAAAAAATAGATAACAGTTCTAGTTTAAGTGTGGAAGAATTAACTAGAGTAAAATTCTTTTTATCAAAATTAGTTGACATTGGTTTATTAGTAAAATCAATTGATGTTAACAGTAGTGATAAAGTTCAATTAAAGAATTTGTATAAGAATCTTCTTCAATTAGCAAATATAGTAGTTAATAAAAATGTTAAGGGAGTTAAACTCAATAAGAAAATTGATTCTGCTTTCCAAGGAAAAGATATTTTAGGTGATCTTCCTGTTAACCAAAAATCAAGTTCAGTAAAAAAAGGTCCTGGAGATATGTTTAAAAACACAAAAAAGCCAGACGAAAAACTTAAAACATTAACTCCAACTATTCAAAAACCATATGATTATGAACCAGGAGAATTAGAATAAAATAATTGGTGATAAACAAGAACATTTATAAATTAGTATAATATTTATATCATATGATTAAATTAACTGAAATAGCAGAAACATTGGGAATTAAAAATCAACCCCAATCTCCACAACCAGTTCCACAAGCTGTTGGAGAATCACCTGCAGCAGTAAAGACACTTACCAAGGAAGAAAAGAAAGCTCTTTATGAATTGGTACATAATTATAATGAATATGGAAAAGTTCTTTATGAATATCATCAATTGATGAAAGTTGCGGAAAATATTGATAAAATATCACAATATGCCGAAACATATGCATTGAATGAATGTGGTGATTGGATGCAAGAAAATACTGCTATTCGTCATTTCAAAGAATTGAAGAAGATGTCTGAAGCATTTAAGAAAAATGCTGCTAAATGTCAACAACAAAACAATGAAATGGTCAGTTTATATGAAGATATGGGCAATATTTTAGAAAAATATTTTGAAATTAAAAGTCATTAAAACATTATAAATAGAAACGAAAAACCCCACTTTTTACAGTGGGGTTTATTTTTTTAAATTTCTACTGAACCAAGTTCATCTATTTTATTTAACATATCACTGAACGATTTAAATAAATGTTTGGTATCATTTATTAATAAAATATAATCGTCATCTGTTTTATATATTTTATAAGTGTAATCATCCATGTCTTTTTGATTTTTTACTTTTAATACAAGTCGTGCATCACCTTCTGGTTCAAATCCCATTCCATATAACATATCCAATTCTTTCCAATCCCATCCATTTGGATGATCTATATCATCCAACTTATATTCTTTTTCACCACTTTCTTTTGTTAAGAATGATTTTAAATGTGTCATAATTAATTATTAATTTTAATTGCGTCTTTTATGAAACTGTATAATTTATTTTTTATTTCTCCTTCACCAGTATCATTAGTAATTGGATCGGATAACTTATAACGAATTTCTGCTGAAGGTTTATCAAAGTCTTCTTCATTTTGATATTCAGTATACCATACACCATATTTGAAAGAATTTTTTGTATCATCTTCTTCGTTTGTTAATTTCTTAATTACAAACTTAATTGTATTTTCATTGAATTCTTTATCAAAACTCAATTCCATACCAGATCCTGCATTTTTATTGTTAACTGGACCTGTTACTTCTGCAATTTTTGCAACTTCATATGGTTTAAAATCAAGTCCCTGATTTTTATTCAATTCATCTCTAAACTTAACATTCTTTTTGTTTAGTTCTGCGGTTTCATTGATTACATTTGCGAATGATCTACGAAATATTTCTTTCAATTTTGTTCGTATTTCGTTCTTTTTTGCATCTGGTACATTTGCATATAATGCACGTAAATATCTTTGAACATCACCGTCAGTACATCCAAGTTTTTTACCAGTTTCTTTGTTGTAAATACATTTACCTTTGATTTTATATGGCATAATACAATAAATATCAAGATTTTTTATTACTTTCAATTTTTTATTTATATTTATTCAACAGTAATACGACATTTCCTTTGTCGCAACATATAATTAATTAATCTTCATTGAAGTTCAAATCCTCAATAACTTCACACAAATAAGGAAAATAAATATGTCAAATCTATTAAAAGAAGCTATTGCTGACGCTAAAGCTGTACGTGCTACAGCACTTGCAAATGCAAAAGCTGCGTTGGAAGAAGCATTCCAACCAAAACTAGAAGCTATGTTAGCCGAAAAATTAAAAAACGAAATTTCTGAAGGTGAATATGGTTCAGATGAAGTGTCTGAAACAATGCCAATGGAAATGTCCGCATCAGATGATGCAATGGATGAAGGAATGGAAATTACAGATGAAGAATTAAATGAAATTCTCGCTGAACTAGAAGGTGAATTGGATGAAGCAGGTCAAGTTGACCCAAATGTTCCAGTTGCACCAGCACCTGCTCCAGTTGATCCAGCCGCAGCAGCACCAGCTCCAGTTGCACCAGTTGATCCAATGGCAGCTCCAGTTGCACCAGCACCTGTTCCAGTTGATCCAATGGCAGCTCCAGTTGCACCAGCACCTGCTCCAGTAGCCGAAGAAGCTGAAGGAGAAGAAGTAGTTGATCTACAAGAACTTCTTGATTCATTGAACGAAGAAGAAACCGAAGAAGAAGAAATGGAAGAATCTATCGTCAATGAAGAAAAGGAAGAAGACGACGAAAAAGAAGAAAAGGTAGATGAAAAGATTGAAGATGAAAAGGTTGACGAATCTCTTCAAGCTGAATTGAACGAAGCTATGTCTACTGTTCAATATCTCCGTGATCAACTTAACGAAGTTAATTTGTTGAATGCAAAGTTGCTATATACAAATAAACTATTTAATCAATTTAACCTCGACCAAAAGCAAAAACTTAAGGTTGTGGAAACATTCGACTTGGCTAAGTCCATCCGTGAAGTCAAGTTGAGTTATACTATTTTGTCCGAATCATATAGTTTAGGTGGATCAGTTGTCAAGAAAACTAATACAACTGCAAAAACAATCACCGAAGGTTTGGCAAGTAAACCAGTTGCATCAACAGCTCCTAAAAAGGATCTAATTGTAGAAAACAGCAACGTGATGGCTTCAAGATTCCAAAAGCTCGCCGGAATTAAGAAGTAAAAAGTTAAATTAAGGTGAGTAAAAACTAACTATAAAATAAATTCAAATTATGAGTGATATTAAATCATTATTGACAAACAATATGAATCCACAGGCTAAGTTGATGACTGAAACCCGTGGATTGCAAAGCAAATGGGACAAGACTGGTCTTCTTGAAGGACTAGAAGGTGTCGATAAGGCACACATGTCCATCTTGCTTGAAAACCAAGCACAACAATTGTTGAACGAAGCTACCGCTACTGGTACTTCTGCAAACAGTGAACAATGGGCTGGCGTAGCTCTTCCATTGGTTCGTCGTGTATTCGCTGAAATTTCCGCTAAGGAATTCGTTTCAGTTCAACCAATGAACCTACCATCCGGTCTAATCTTCTATCTAGACTTCAAGTATGGTACTACCCGTGGTGGTCTTCCAGGCCAAAACGGTTACAACGGACAATCCTTGTTCGGTGGTAACAGCACTAAGCTTGGTTCTACCGATGCGGCTGTAAACGGTCTATACGGTGTAGGTCGTTATGCATATACTGAAAACTTCACTTCTTCAGTATTGTCATTTACTACAGGTTCAGTAAGCTTCAGTGATGTTGACTTGAATTCATTATATGTTGCTACAGGTTCATACAGAAAACTAACTGTAAACGTCGGCGACAATACCGGCAACAGAATTGATTTGAATGCAGTAAGAAGCTTTGCTTTGAGCGGTTCATCAATTGATCCAACCCTACAAATCAATGAATTAACCAAGGTATATAACACTGGTTCATTGGCATCTCCATATTACAGAATTCAATTCATTGTAACTGGTTCACAAGCACCAACTCCAGGTAATGCTACATTGACATATACAGTACAACCTACTGACAGTACCCGTGGTGACTTCGAAGATACAAATCCATTCAAGGGATCTGCTGGTGGTTCATCTGGTATCAACCAAGGTACTGATATCAACATTCCAGAAGTTAACTTGGAACTTAAGAGCGAACCTATCGTTGCTAAGACCCGTAAGTTAAAGGCAGTCTGGACCCCAGAATTGGCTCAAGACTTGAATGCTTATCATAGCATTGATGCAGAAGCAGAATTGACTGCTCTCTTGAGTGAATATGTATCAATGGAAATTGATCTTGAAATTATGGACATGTTGATTAATGCAGCTCCTGCATTGACAACCGAAGCATGGTCTGCAGTAATCGGTAAAGACATCATCAAGGGTGCAAATGATGCTAACGGACTACCAACATTCACCGTAAACAACGATTCAACCAATCGTACTGCTTACGTAAAGAGTACTTGGTACCAAACTCTTGGTAACAAGATTCAAAAGGTAAGCAACAAGATTCATCAATTGACTCTACGTGGTGGTGCAAACTTCCTAGTAGTAGGTCCAGATGTAGCAACCATCTTGGAATCAATCCCAGGATATGTTGTTAACACAGACGGTGATTCTGCTAAGTTCGCAATGGGTGTAAGTCGTGTTGGTAGCTTCGCAAGTCGCTTCCAAGTCTACAAGAACCCATATATGCAAGAAAACACCATCTTGATGGGCTTCCGTGGAAATAACTTCCTAGAAACCGGTGCTGTATATTCCCCATACATCCCACTAGTACAAACTCCATTGGTATACGATCCAGTCAACTTCACACCACGTCGTGGCGTATTGACTCGTTATGCTAAGAAAGTAGTACGTCCCGAATTTTACGGCAAGATATATGTTTCTGACTTAGATCAAATCTAATCAATACTAAGATAGATTAAACAATGACCCCGGCAGAAATGCCGGGGTTTTTTATTTTGTAATTCTATTTATATTATATGATAAATTTAACTGATATAGTGGATGAAATTTTAGAAAAAAATGAACCAATGAAGTTGGTTAAAGATGTTCAAATAAGCGAACAATTAAAATATCATTTATATAGAAAACTTACATTAGAAGAAAATATATTTAGAATTTATAGTGAAGGATATTTTAAAATAGTAAATGAAGTTCGTGGTTTATACAATGATGACGCAATTGAATTAAATGATGATGATGTAGATATTATAGAAAGTGATTTAGGAATTAAAGCAATATATGAAGGTATAGAAGTTTATTTAGATGCGCCAATTGAATTGGAAGAAGATGAATATCTAAATGAGGTAAAACACAGAGGTAGAACTGTACATCTTAGTAGACCATTTAGAACTCCAGGAGGACCAAAGAAATTTGCTGTATATGTAAGAGGTAAGAATGGTAACATCAAGAAAGTTACATTTGGTGATCCTAAAATGAGAATTAGAGCTAGTAGTAAAGCTCGTAGAAAAAGTTTTAGAGCTAGACATAGATGTAGTCA